ACGCCAGTCGGGTAAAACAGAACGACTAATCGAAGCCGTGCAAAAGCATGTTGAGGCGCAAGGCGTCGCGCTGGTAGTAGTGCATAACGGTCTAACCGACCACATTAGAGAACGCCTTAGCCAGAGCGGTGTGATCGTCATTCCAGAGCACTTAATGCACAGCAAGCTTGTAACCGACGTTGAGCCACAGCTTGAAAACGTTCGCTGGTTTTTTGATGAATTCGACTGGCTAAAAGACGTACCCGTCAAAGCAGGCGCCTACTACTGCACCACTGCCCGCTACCTGCGAAAAAGAGACGCCAGACCCGAAGGCGACACGCTGTTAACGCTGGCGGATAAACTAGGCCAACCATCGACACGGCTACCTAGCGGCCTTTGCAAAGAAGATGCCGCCGAATATTGCGAAAGCGAAACCGAGCGCGCCCTGTTATTAGAAGGCCAGTATATGGAGGCCGACTCATGAAACTGATCACTAGCATTCTCGGCACTGTCGCCGGACCTGTGTTCGACGTGATCGACAAGGCCATCACTGACAAAGACGAAGCCAACCGCCTAAAAGCTGAAATACAGCACCGGCTGATCGATCGGCAGGACGCCGCTTTGCAAGCGCAGATGAAGATCATTCTGGCCGAGGCTACGGGCGAGAGCTGGCTGCAGCGAAACTGGCGACCACTGCTGATGACCGTGATCGTTGCGATCATTGCTAACAATTACCTTCTCGCGCCGTATCTGGGCGCCATGTTTGGCGTTGGCCTGCAGCTAGAGCTGCCAGAGCACATGTGGAACCTGATGACTCTCGGCGTGGGCGGCTACATCGCCGGGCGTAGCGGCGAGAAAATCGCCGGCACGCTCAAGGGCAAACGTGGCAACTTCCTCGACCAGGCCGACACTCGATGAAAAAGCTCCACTCTCTGCGCGCCTACCTGGTCGAACGGATCCCCGACCTAAAGCGAAACCCTGACCGCATGCTTACCTTCATTGAAGACGGCAGCATCGAGTTCCACCGGGGCGCCCATCTATCGCATGAGTACCGGGTGCCCGTCCGTATCGTACTTACCGATCATAGCGGAGAGCTCGACACGGTGTTCATCCCGCTACTGCAGTGGCTGTCGCGCTATCAGCCTGACATTAACCCCCAAGAGGGCATCACGTTCCAGGCCGAGCTGCTATCCAACAAGGCCTGGGATCTGGCCATTGACGTCACGCTGACAGAGCGTGTCGTTGCCCTGGTCGACTGCGATGCCGGCACCATTCATGTGGATCACCGCCAGCCCGAGTACGCTATAGACCCCTGCGCCGCTGGCAATTGGCAGCTGTTCATCCGAGACGTCGAGGCAAGCGAGGACTATGACCTGGTCGCCGAATGGGGCGAAGAGTGAGCGGCGATCTAGACGCCCTGGAGACCTGGGCCGCCCCACTGCTCGAGCGCCTGGAGCCAGGCGAGCGCAAAAAGCTGGCCCGCGATATCGCACGCGAGTTACGCAAGCGTCAGGCGGCCCGCATCAAGCGGCAGGAAAACCCCGACGGCAGCCCCTTCGAGCCCCGCAAGCCGCAAGCCCGCGCCCAGTCTGGCAGCATCCGCCGGAACGTCATGTTCGCCAAGATCCGCCAGGCCAAGTTCCTCAAGGGTCGCGGCCTGGGCGATGCCGCCACGGTAGGCTTTGCAGGGCGCGTCGCCCGCATTGCCCGCGTGCACCAATACGGACTACGTGACAGCGTCGATCGCAACGGCCCCAAGTACAACTACCCCGAGCGCGAACTGATCGGCTACAGCGATGAAGACCGCGCCGTTATCCGCGACATGATCCTCGATCGACTGGGTTCCGCGTTGTAGAAACAAGCCCCACAACGCCCGCCGCTTTCGACTCGCTTACTTACGGGCAAGCATAGCGGCATGAGCCAACGACCCCTGTATAGCGCCGCCGAGTTGCTGCGCCTGATCCACAACATAATCCGCCTCGGCACCATCGCCGAGGTGGATCATTCTGCGCGCAAGTTACGTGTGAAAGTGGGCGATATCACTACCGCCTGGCTCGACTGGCCCACTGAAATGGGCCGCAACTTCCGCCGCTGGCGTCCGCTAAGGAAAGGCCAGCAAGTTGTGCTGTCGTGCCCGGGGGGCGATCTGGCTCAGGCCAAGGTCACCGGACTGATTTACAGCACCGCGCTGCCTGGCCCTTCCGATAATCCGGATCTCGACCTGGTCGAGTTTGAGGACGGCGCACGTTTTCAGTACGACAGCGCCGCCCACGAGTGCATCGCCGAGACCGGCGGCAGCCGAATCACGATGGATCGCGGCCGCATCCTACTGTCCAGCAATGGCTCCACCCTTGAACTCGATGCTAGCGGGATCCGCCTCAACGGCGCCCAGATCGACCTGAACTAGGAGAGCAGAATGCCCGCAGTGACACGACTAGGCGACAGCTGCACCGGACACGGGTCCTTCCCGCCACGCGCAAGCACCGGGAGTAGCGGCGATGTCTACGCCAACGGCATTGCCGTACACCGTAAGGGCGACGCCTGGGCCGTGCACTGCAACCCTACGCCCACCTGTCATGGCAGCGCCCTAGCCGCCGGATCCAGCACCGTTTACGCCAACGGCCTCCCGCTTGGCCGCATTGGCGATCCAGTCGCCTGCGGTTCATCAGTTGCCGCCGGCAGCGGCAACGTCTACGCAGGAGGCTGAACATGACCGGAATGAACGCCCAAACCGGCCAGCGCATCGAGGGTCTTGATCATATCCGCCAGAGCGTCCGCGACATTCTCGCCACGCCGCTAGGCTCACGAGTAATGCGCCGAGAGTACGGCAGCCTACTGCCTGAGCTTATCGACCAGCCGTTAAACGATGCCCTACTACTGCAGGCCTATGCCGCGACCATCATGGCCCTAATCCGCTGGGAGCCGCGCATTCGTGTGACCGCTATCCGCCGCCGCGTCAGCAGCGCCGAAGCGGGCCGCGCCACGCTTGAAATTGATGGCCAAACCCGAGCTGGCCAGCCGTTCACTTTGGAGGTGCCGGTCACATGAGCGACGCCATTGACCTCTCGCAGATGCCGCCACCGACCATCATTGATGAGCTCGACTTTGAGGTGATTCTCGCTGAGCTAAAGGCCGACTTGCTCGAGCGATCGCCAGAGCTCGCCGAGATCGCCGACCTCGAAAGCGAACCGGTGGTTAAGCTACTCGAGGTAGCCGCCTATCGCGAGCTTGTGCTCCGCGCACAGCACAATGAACGGCTTCGCGCCCTGCTGTTAGCCTACGCACGAGAGGCAGAGCTAGACCATATTGGCGTCACTTACTACCTTACCGAGCGCCTAGAGCTCGACCCCGGCGAGCCTGATTCATCACCGCCGGTACCGCCCACCATGGAAAGCGATGACGACTACCGTCGCCGCATTCTCCTCGCTTTCGATGGGTGGAGCACCGCTGGTCCGGAGCGCTCCTACGTTTACCACGCGCTCGCCGCCGACCCTCTAGTCAAGGACGCTACTTCGATCACCCCCGCCAGAGGGGAAGTTCTCATTACGGTCCTGTCACGTGAAGGTAATGGAGAGGCTAGCCTCGAACTGATCGAGGCTGTCCAGGATGCCACTAACGACGAGTGGGTTGCGCCGCAAACCGACCATGTCACCGTCCAAAGCGCCACGATCAATACCTATCAGTCCATTGCGGAGTTAGAGGTTTATCCGGGGCCCGACCCAGAAACGGTTCGCCAGGAAGCTGAAAAGCAGGCTAACGAATGGGTCAAAGAGCAGCATCGGCTCGGCGTCACGATCGTGCGTGATGCCCTTCTCGCCAAGCACTACGTAGAAGGTGTGCGGCGGGTCAATCTCATATCGCCCACTGAGGACGTCATCTGTGAGCGAACCGAGGCCCCCTTCGCCGAAATTGTGGGGGTTACCCTTGGTTGAATCTCTGCTGCCGCCCAGCCGCACCAGTCTAGAGCGCGCCGCTGAACAGACCATCGCCCGCATCGAAAAGGCCGAGGTACCGTTTCAGAACCTCTGGAATGCCTGGGAATGCCCGCTTCACTTACTGCCTTGGCTCGCCTGGGCGCTCGGTGTCGACGAGTGGCTGAACAACTGGCCCGAGAGCCGCAAACGACAAGTCGTGGCTACAGCAATACAGGTTCGACGCCGGGCGGGCACTCGAGGTGCAGTGCGAACCGCTGTTGAGGCCCTTGACATAGAAGGCATCGAGTACAGCGAGTGGTACCAGTATGGCGGCGAGCCTTTCAGCTATCGCATAAGCGCCACGCTTGAAGAGCGTGGAATGAGCCAAGAAGAGTACGAGCAGCTAGTCCGAGTGATCAACCGGGCTGGCCGACTTTCGGCGTGGCTGGATCCAGTGGGTTTTACGGTGGTTGGCCGAGCGCAACCCCGCGTTGCGGCGGCCCTGCTTAGCGGACAGTCGACGACGGTGTTGCCGCTGCGGCGCAGGCTGCGCGAAGTGGCCGGGTCGATAAGAGTGGGGATCGCTTCACAAGGAGCCGTTCAGCTTTCGGTGTTGCCGCTGCGGCGCGGAGCGTTGGATTCACGCGGCGCGTTGCGCATGGCGATGTTTACCCAGGGCGCAGCACGGGTACTGGTGTACCCACCCCTAGTGCGCCAGTTGGAGGGTGCTGCCAGCAGCTATACGGCGCTGGCGGTACATGCGATTTCAGTGGTGACAGTTCTTCCGATGGAGAGTGAATGATGACGCAGTACTACACGGTGATGACAGATATAGGTCTGGCAAAGCAGGCCGCGGCTAATGCGAGCGGTGAACCGCTGTTGCTGCGCACGCTGCATGCGGGCACGGGCGGCGGTGCTGACTTTTACGACCAGTACGATGAGCCGGCGTTGCGGGCGTTGACCGACCTAGTGGGCGAGGCGTGGTCGACCGAGATCAACGACATGACGGTAGACGCCAACAACCCGAACTGGCTGGTGATCGAGGCGACTATCTCTGCCGACACCGGCGGTTTCATGGTGCGCACAGTAGGCGTAAAGGATGCCGATGGCGATTTAATCGCAGTGGGTCGGTACCCGGAGACTTACAAGCCGGTGCTTTCGGACGGCGCGGCGCAGGATCTGCTATTGCGCTTGATCATGGAGGTGAGCAACGCGGAGAGCGTGACGCTTGAGATCGACCCTTCGGTGGTGATGGCGTCTCGCCAGTACGTGGATGTGCAGTTTCAGCAGGCGCTGGATGAGGCAAAGGAGTATGCCGATGACATGAGCCTGGAGGTGACGCTGCGCCCTACGAACGTATCGCCGAGCGAGAGTGAGGCGGGCCTGACCACCACCCCGGAGCTGGTGGGGGCGGCCTACTTTGCGCTGTACAACGTGCCGCAGCTGCACCGGGAGTTCCAGGTGGTGCGCTCGGGCTATTCGTGGAGCGCGCCGGTGTATACGGCAGTGGTCGAGGCGGTGGATGGCGTGCCGGCGGTGAGTCACACCATTACCGAGGCGCTGCAAACGGATACGAGTTACGAGTGGCGCTACCGCGATCGGACGGTTGAGGGCGATATCAGCGCCTGGTCACCTTCCACCAATTTCACCACGGCGGACACCTACGTGGCGCGCCCGACGGTGACGGCGCCGCCGGATGGCGAGACCGATGTGCTGGAGCAGCCGTTGCTGGAGTCGTCGGCGTTCGCGGTGGTGAACGGTGACGATACCCAAGTGGCGAGCAGTTGGCGGGTGCGCGATACCGCCGGGAACGTGGTGTGGAGTGTGACCGAGGACGAGGTGAATCTGGTCTCGATCGAGGTGCCGAGCGGCTTCCTGGAGGAGGGTCGCGAGTACACGGTTGAGGTGCGCCACCATGGCGAGCTGTTCGGCGCCAGCGCCTGGTCGCCGATGATCACTCTGTATACCGCTGAGCAGTTCGCGGGGGCGATCGGCGAGGCCGGTGGCCAGGGCTTCGGTGTGGGGGCTTACCCTGGTGAGCTGCCCAGCGGCTTCACGGCGCTGAGTGGCCACAACGACAAGGCTAGCGACAACTACGGCAACTACCAGTACAGCGATGGCTCGGTGCTGTGCTTCATCCCGGCCTTCTACTACCGCATTGGCAGCGCGGACTCGCCACGCTACGGCGACTACGGCGCGAATGCGATCGATATCGTGGGGCTGGGGGTGTTTGCCGACCAGGCAGCGGCGGCCTCGGCAGGCTATGCGCTGCACCGAGCGTTCATCGACGGTGGCAGCGTCAAGCAAGGCTTTTTCTTCGACAAGTACCTGAACAGCAAGAACGCAGCAAGCGATGCCGGACGCTCGGTGGCGGGCGGTGTGCCGATTTCGCTGACCACTTCGACCGGCTACACGAATTCGAGCGACATGACCGGCTGCGTCGGCGAGCTGCATGACGCGGTAACGCTCTCCAGGGCGCGCGGTGCGGGTTTCAATGCGGGCTCGGTGTTCATGTATTCGGCGCTGGCCTTGCTGGCCCTGGCGCATGGCCAGGCGGCCACGGGTGCCACCTACTGCGCGTGGTACGACGGCACCGGCACCACCAACTACCCGAAGGGCTGCAACAGCAGCTTGGCGGATGTTGACGATGCCAGCGTGACCTTCGAGAGCGCGGGCGATTCCGGTACCGCCGACAAGCCCAAGGCGGGCAGCGGCTCACCCTTTGCCAAGACCACCCATAACGGGCAGGCGAACGGCGTGGCCGACCTGAACGGCAGCATGTTCGAGCCTGCCCTGGGGATCACGACGCCGGGCACGTCGGCTACGTCGACCAGTGCGGAGAGCAACGGCAACTGCTTCGTGCTCAAGGAAAGCGTGGAGCTGGCCAGCCTGACCGCCGGGTTTGGTGGTTCTACCGATGCCTGGGGCACGGCGGCCAACCTGGCCACGAACTACGACCAGATGGACGGCATCCTGCCGTGGGGCTCGACGACCGGCACGGTGTATTTCGGCAACGGCAGCAACCAGGTGTTCAGTGGTGACACCAGCGGCCAAAACTGGCTGCGTACCGCCTGCGGCATCCAGGCCAGCAACAGCGCCATGAGCGCAAGCGGTACCAACCTGTTCGGCCAGGATTACTGCTACCAGTACAACCGCCAGAACCTCTTCGTGCGATGCGGCGGCTACTGGGGCAACGCTTCGGGCGCCGGGGTGTTCGCTCGCGGCTGGAACTACAGCCGGACGAACTACAGCACGGCCTACGGGTTCCGCGCTGCGGCCTATGGCCTGTGATATGTGGGCGGGCCGGTAGGCCCGTAATAAAGGAGTAAGACATGGCATCAACGCATCCTCAGGCAGCGATCTTTCACCAGAGCCGGGACATGATCAAGCTGGTCAACGTCCAGCTTGCGCACTTCCCGAATCATGAGAAGTACGCGCTTTCACAAGAGATCCGCTGCGCCGCCTATGACGTGTACGCCCTGCTGGTCGAGTGCCAGAAGCGCTACCACAACAAGACCAGCCTGACCAAGCTGGACGTGCGCCATGAGCAGCTGAGGATGCTGTTGAACCTGGCTTTCGAGCTGGGCTATTTTCACTACCACCATCATAAGCGTGGTCGCTCGGATGCCGAGGCTCAGCGCCGCTACACGGCGGTGTCGGTCATGGTGAACGAGCTGGGCGCGATGATCGGTGGCTGGATTCGCAGCTTGCGCAAGCAGGCTGCGGGGGCGGGCACTTAATATGCAGCACTCTTCGTGCTATGCGGCGGCAACTGGGGCAACGCTTCGGACGCCGGGGTGTTCTATCGCAACTGGAACAACAACCGGACGAACAACAACACGAACAACGGGTTCCGCGCTGCGGACTATCTCTCACGTTCCTGATATCCCTACAGGGGAACACTGGAGACATAGGGGGTGTGTCGTCCTGCCGATTGGCGAAATCCGCAGGCCCCTGAGCTTGAGTACCGGAAGGGAAAATTCTTATGCCTAAACGCTTTGGGCAGCTCTATGAGCAGTGCTTCAGCCTTGAAGCGCTCTATGGTGCGTACTACGAGGCGCGGCGCGGGAAGCGCAAGACGCTGGCCGTGCAACGCTTCGAGCGCGACCTGGGCGCCAATATCGCGGCGCTGCACCAGGAGCTGGCCTCCGATACGTACAAGCCGATGCCTTATCGGCACTTTTGGGTCACCGAGCCCAAGCCCCGGCAGATCAGCGCCCCTGCGTTCCGGGACGTGGTGGTGCAGCATGCCATCTATGCGCTGATCTACCCCATATTTGACCGCACGTTCATTGGCGACAGCCACGGCTGCCGCAAGGGGCTGGGCATCCATAGCGCCTCTGATCGTGCCCAGAAGTTTCTGCGCCAGTCGCGTGAAGGTAGCTACACCTTGCAGCTGGACATCCGCAAGTTCTACTACCGCATCGATCGCCAGATCCTGCGCGGGCTGGTTGAGCGGCGCATCAAGGACCGCCGCCTGGTGGCGGTGATGATGCGGTTTGCGGAGTTCGAGGAGCCGCTGGGCGTGCCGATCGGCAACCTGCTGTCGCAGATCTACGCACTGATCTATCTGGACCCGCTGGACCACTTCGTGAAGCGGGAGCTGAAGGTGCGCCGCTACGTGCGCTACGTGGATGACTTCATCCTGTTCGGCCTGACGCGAGACCAGGCCCATGAGCTGCGGCACCGCATCGAGGCGTGGCTAGCCGACAACCTGCGGCTGGAGTTCTCCCGCTGGACGGTCGCGCCGGTGTCGCGTGGGGTTAATTTCGTGGGCTTTCGCACCTGGCGCAGCACGCGCTTCGTGCGCAAGCACAGCATGTACCAGTTCGCCAAGTCGCTGAAGCGGGGCGACGTGCGAAGCTTGAACGCCATCATGGGGCATGCCGCCAGAACGGCCTCGCTTGCCCATTACTGCCGTCGGATCGCCAGCGAGCGGCCCGACCTTATCCCGCAACTACCACTGTACCGAGAGGTGAGCCATGCCAGCGCTGTATAAGTACCAGCAGCACGTGACCCAGGGGCCGAACGGCGCCGCCCTGGACTTTCGTAACGCGATTGAGGAGGATGCCCCGCGCGCCACCTACCTGGGCGAGATCGAGGGCTGGCGGTATGTCAGTGTGCCCGACGACGCGCAGATGCCCGAGCAGCCCGAGGAGATCCAGTGGCAAGCAGTCACTATCACGCCAGAGCTTCGCGAGCGACTCAAGCGAACGCGGCCGGTGAGCGTGGCTAAGGATGTTGTACGCCAGAAGATTGAGAACGAAGTCGGCGATGTGCATGACCTCGTAGCCGATAGCATGCGCCTTTGTGAGTTCGCCATCGCCCTGAGCGTACGCGTCAGCCATGAAATACTGACCGGGCAAGCGATGGATCCAGCAATTCGTGAGTCCTACGCCACCCGTGTCGGTGCCGTGAAAGACGCAATGGACAGCGGTGACCTGATTATGCGGAGCGACATCGAAGACCCCACTGAAATGATGGTTCGCCTGATGCAGCGATACAGCCATATCACCCAGCTGGTTGGCGATCATTACCGCCCGGCCGTGGACGACTTGCTGCCCTAGGCTGCCATTCTGGCTTTCCAAGCACACCCAAGCCCGCCACCCGGCGGGCTTTTTTGACTGCCCTCCGCTGCCCATCGTTGTAGCCCCACCATCCACAACCACCAGAGCTAGAGCCTACGCCCTGCGCGAGCAAGCATGGCAGCACGTCATGCATCGACCATCACAACCCTGCGCAGGAGCTCCCCATGGCCCAGGACTACCACCACGGCATTCGTGTCGTTGAGATTAATGAAGGCACCCGCCCGATCCGTACCGTGGCAACCGCGGTTATCGGTCTGGTGGCCACCGCCCCCAACGCCGCTATCGGCGTGGCGGCCAGTCGCGTGATCGGCTTCGCTGCCCTCGATTCCGGCGTCACTTACACGGCAGTCAATGCCGGTACCGACGGCAACGGCATTCGCGTGCGCTATGTCGACCCCGCCACGGCCTCAGCCGTACTGGCAGTCACCGCCTCAGGCAGTGACATCACCGTCAGCTTGGCCACCGACATCGATAGCGCCATTACCAGCACTGCCGCTGAGGTGGCCACCGCCATCAATGCCAGCGCCGATGCCAGCGCTTTGGTTACGGCAGCCGAAGAAGGCGCCGGTACCGGCATCGTCTCGGCCGCAGGCTACCGTAACCTTACCGAGGGGCAAGACGAGCCCTTCCCGCTGAATACCCCGGTACTGCTCACCGACCTACTGGCTGCCCAAGGCCAAGCCGGTACCGAAGGCACGCTGGCCCGTGCGCTCGATGCCATCGCCGACCAGGCCAAGACCCTAGTCGTCGTGGTGCGCGTTGCCGAAGGCGAGACCGACGAGGAAACCAAGTCCAACGTAATCGGCGGGGTAAGCGAAAGCGGCAAGAAGCTAGGTATGCAGGCCCTGCTCGCCGCCGAGCAGAAGTTTGGCGTGAAGCCGCGTGTTCTGGGCGCGCCCGAACTGGACGACCCGGATGTTACCGCCGAGATGATCGGCATCGCGCAAAAGCTACGCGCCTTCGTCTATGCCTACGCCCGGGGCTGCACCACGAAAGAAGAAGCCGCGATGTATCGAGAGAATTTCGGCGCTCGTGAAGTCATGGTGATCTGGCCAGAGTTCACCGGCTGGGATACCGCCACCAACAGCACACGCAACATGCCCGCCGTCGCCCGCGCCTTAGGCATGCGCGCCAAGCTTGACAACCAGATCGGCTGGCACAAGACGCTCTCTAACATGCCGGTTAACGGCGTGACCGGGATCTCGCGCGACGTCTTCTGGGATCTCCAAGACCCCAATACCGATGCCGGTTATCTCAACAGCCACGAGGTCACCACCCTGATCAACCGAGGCGGCTATCGCTTCTGGGGCTCGCGCACCTGCTCGATCGATCCGCTGTTTGCGTTCGAGAACTACACCCGCACCGCACAGATCATCGCCGACACGATCGCCGAGGCGCATCTCTGGGCTGTCGACCTGCCGATGCACCCGTCCCTGGTGAAAGACATCATCGAAGGCATCAACGCCAAGTTCCGCGAGTGGATCCGCCAGGGCTACCTGCTGGGCGGTTCTGCCTGGTTCGATGCCGAGCTCAACAGCAAGGAAGTGCTGAAAAGCGGCAAGTTATACATTGATTATGATTACACCCCGGTACCGCCGCTCGAGAACTTGATGTTCCAACAGCGCATCACTGACCGCTACCTCGTGGACTTCGCTGACCGCGTCGCCGCCGCCTGATCGCCGGTTAGGCATCGGGAACCGATAGGAGAAAAGACACATGGCACTTCCCCGCAAGCTGAAAGACTTCAACCTGTTCGGCGACGGTAACAACTGGCAAGGGCAGATCCCCTCGCTGACCCTGCCCGAGCTGGCCCGCGCCGTAGAAGAGTATCGCGGTGGCGGCATGGACGGCACCGTCGAGCTGGACATGGGCCAAGAGATCATCGAGATGTCCTGGCAGGCCGCCGGCATGATCACGGAGATCTTCACCGAATACGGCACCTCTATCCACGACGCCAACCTGCTTCGCTTCTCGGGCTCGTATGAGTCCGACGAAACCGGCCAGATTGTGCCTGTCGAGGTCACTGTGCGCGGCCGCCACAAGACCATCGCCATGGGCGAAGCGGCATCCGGCGATAGCAACAACATCGAGGTCACCACCACCTGCACCTACTACAAGCTCGTGGTCGACGGCGAAGAGATCATCGAGATCGACGTGCCTGGCTACGTCTTCCGCGTGCGCGGCGTTGATCGCCTTGCCGGGCGCCGCCAGGCGCTGAGCCTGTAACAGGCACCGTTAACCCTTAATTCAACGGCCACCGCATCGGTGGCCATCGCTTGCACTCAAGGATTACCACCATGACCGAACACACAGAAGCCACTGTTGCCGAGCTGCCACGCACCCCGACCGAGACCGTCGAGCTAGACTCGCCAATCCAGCGCGGCAAGACCACCGTCACCGAGATCCAGGTGCGCAAGCCCAAGTCCGGCGCCCTGCGCGGCGTCTCGCTGTCTGACGTGATTCAGATGGATGTCCAGGCGCTTACCCGCGTGCTGCCCCGCATCACAGAGCCTGCGCTGACTGAGCCAGAACTGCGCGACATGGATCCAGCTGACCTGTTTCAGTTGGGCAACGTGGTGAGCAATTTTTTGCTACCCAAGCGCTTGAAGGCAGAAGCCGAGAGTTAAGCCTGCCCGATAGTGTGGAAGATGCCATGGCGGATCTCGCCATGGTATTCCATTGGGGCCCCGCCGAGATGGACCCCATGCCCCTCGAAGAGCTCGCCGAATGGCGAGAGCGCGCCCGCCAACGTCACGACCCCCCGAAGAAAGCGCCCCGGGGACGCTAACCAGGAGCCGGCATGGCCAAGGACCTGAATCTATCCGTCACCCTCAAGGCCATCAACAAGGCCACCGGTCCACTCAAGAAGATCCTCAAGGGCAGCCGCGGTGTCGGCCAAGCCATGAAAGAGACGCGCGGCGAGCTCAAGGACTTCAACGACCAGCAAAAACGCATCAGTGCATTTCGCGATATGTCGCGGCAAAGCCTGCAGACCCGCGATGCCCTGCGCGAAAAACGCCAGGCGCTTGACCAGGTCAATCAGGAGCTAAAGAACGCCACCGGCCCCACGCGTAGGCTCACCCAGCAGCAGGCCAAGGCCCAGGCCGCCGTTGACAAGCTCAACGGCGAATACCGCGACCAGCGCGAACGCGTGCGCGAGCTATCCCGCAACCTGCCCAAAGCGGCTGACGGTACCCGAGGGCTGACGGCACAGCAGGAAGCCCTGGAAAGGCAGATCCGCGACACCAATGACCGCCTGAATCGGCAGCGAGACGCCATGGGACGCCTGGCCAATGCGGATGTATCAGGGCGTTTCAACACGATGAGTGGCGAGATAGGCCGCCTGGGGCGACGAACGATGATCGCCGGCGGCGCGGCCGCTGCCGGTATCTTCGGTATTGCCAATTCCACTGCCGACCTGGGTGATGATGTTGGCAAGACCGCTGCAAAGCTAGGCCTCACCAACGCCGAGCTGCAGGAGTTGCGCTACGCCGGCGAGCGATCGGGCGTCGCCACGGGCACGCTGGATTCCAGCATGCTCGCTTTCACCAAGCGCTTGGGCGAAGCCGCCGACGGCAGCGGCGCCGCCGTGAAGGGCTACGAGGCCCTTGGTTTGAACGCCCAGGCACTGGCCGACATGCCTGTTGCCGAGGCCATGCGTGAGGTGGCCGACCGCATGGCGGAGATCGAGAACCCCACTCGCCGCAACGCCATTGCCGCGCAGCTCTACTCCCGCGCAGGGGTGGGTCTGGTCAACATGCTCAAGGACGGCAGCGCGGGGCTAGATGACCTCTACGGGGCAGCCCGACGCACCGGATACATGCTCGGCGACGAAGCCACCGCTGGAAGCGAGAGCTTCAAGGACGCCCTGCTCGATACCCAGCTCAGCCTGACAGGCATGAAGAACACCATCGGCGCCGAACTGATGCCGGCCGTCGAGGAAATGATGCGCGACCTGTCCGGCTGGCTTTCCGAGAACCGAGACCAGGTTAAGCGGTTCGCCAAGAGCTTCGGCGAAAATCTCAAGGCCGCCGTGCCCATTATCACCGACCTTGCCAAAGGCACCGCTCGGCTGGCTACCGGCATTGGCGATGTTGTCTCAAAGCTAGCCGGCATGGTCGGCGGCTATGACAACCTAGCGATGATCGCCGGCGGCTTGTTCGCCAGTAAAGCCCTGCTGTCGGTAATCGCTTTTGGTGTCTCCCTGGCCAAAGCAGGCGGTGCGATGATCGCATTCGCCAAAACCCTACCCATTGTCGCCACTGGCGTTAAAGCGCTATCCGCTGCCTTTCTCGCCACGCCGATCGGCTGGATCATCGCGGGGGTCACCGCCGTGGCGGGCGTTGCCTACCTGATTTACAAGAACTGGGACTGGATCGGCCCCTGGTTCGGTAAGTTGTGGGACGGCATCAAAGCCAAGGCCGGCGCTGCCTGGGATTGGCTCAAGGGGCTTTTTGACTGGTCACCAGCGGAAGCCGTTCGCCGCGGCTGGGCGGGTATCGGCAACATCACTAGTGCAGCCGTCGATCTCGCCAAGAGCGCAGCATCCGCCGCCTGGGAAGGTATCAAGACGCTGTTCCGCTGGTCACCGTTGGGCTTGATCGCTCGAGCATGGCAAGGCCTTAGCGATACGATCGGCAGCCCGGTGGAATTAGCCAGAGGTGCAGTTGCGCGCGGCTGGGATGGTATCAAGTCCCTGTTCGACTGGTCGCCAATGGCCGTTATCCGCAACGCCTGGGCAGGCATCAAGAGCGCCTTCGATGAAGGTATTGGCGGTGTTACTGCCTTGCTGGTGAATTGGTCGCCGCTGGGTATTCTCTGGCGAGGCATTAGCACCGCGCTAAGCACCCTCGGTATCGAGCTACCCACCACCCTCAGCGAGCTGGGCGGCTCGCTCATTGACGGCCTAATCGGCGGCATCGATGCCAAGTGGCAAGCGCTGAGAGATAAAATCACCGGCATGGCCAGCGGTGTGACCAGCTGGTTCAAAGAGGCGCTCGGCATCAACTCGCCATCCACCGTGTTCGCTGAGTTCGGCGGCAACCTGCTCGAAGGGCTAGTTGGCGGCATCGATGAGAAGTGGCAGATGCTCAAGGACACGATCGGCAATACCGCCAGCGCAGTGACCGGGTGGTTTAAAGACAAGCTCGGCATCAACTCGCCCTCCAAGGTGTTCGCCGAGTTCGGCGTCAACACCATGGAAGGCTACCAGCAGGGGATAAAACGCGAGGAAGACGGCCCGCTGCGCGAAGTTAACGCCTTCGCCAAGTCGCTACGCCAGGCCGGTGGCGGCTTGATGCTCGGAGCGGCTGCCCTGTCTTCCGGCGGTGTCGCAGCCGACAGCGCGCCCCTAGCCACGCCCAGCTTCGACTCAAGGCCACCGCTTTCCGCCTCGCCCAGCAGCGGAGGCCTCACGATCGAGGGCGGCATCAACATCAGCATTCAGGCTACGCCCGGCATGGACGAACAGGCGCTGGCCCGCTACGTGGCCGCCGAAGTACAGCGGGCTCTGGCCAATGCCGAACGCGATGCCGGCGCACGCCGCCGCAGCGCCTTCCACGATATCGATTAGGAGCACAGCCCATGATGATGGCTTACGGCATGTTCGTCTTCGCGCTCAACTCTGCGCCTTACCAGGAGCTGCAGCGCCAAACCGCGTGGCGCCACGATGGCCAAGGCCGGGTAGGTAAGCGCCCTGCCCGCCAGTTTCTCGGCCCGGGTGACGACACCATCACGCTCACCGGCACCTTACTGCCCCACTTCACCGGTGGGCAGCAGAACCTGGATGAGCTGCGCGAAATGGCCGACGAAGGCGGTGCCTGGCCGCTGATCGAAGGCAGCGGTATTTTCTACGGGCTCTACGTGATCGAAGGCATGAGCGAGACCAAGAGCCATCAAATGCGCGACGGCAGCGCCCAGCGCATCGCGTTCTCGCTCACCCTGCAGCGCATCGATGATGAAGGTGCTGAGCGGCTGGGCAGCCTGGCCGCCGCCTTTGGCCGGCTACGCAGCGGCAACATCGCCGGGGCACTGGCATGAGCTGGGCGCGTCAACAGCAGGGGCGCCCTGCCCGCGCCCCTGGGTACCGGATCACCATCGGCGGGCAATTAATCAGCCCCGAGCTAGACGCCCGGCTGATGCGCCTACGCCTGACTGATCGGCGCGGCTTCGAGGCCGATCAGCTGGACATCACCCTGAGCGACCACGACGGCCGCTTGGAACTGCCCCGGCGTGGCGTCGAGTTAACCCTGGCGATCGGCTGGAAGAATGAAGGCCTGGTCGAGCGCGGCATCTTCATTGTCGACGAAGTCGAGCACAGCGGTGCCCCTGACACGGTCACTATCCGCGCCCGCGCTGCCGATATGCGTCAGCAGCTGCCCGGCAAACGCTCGCAGGATTGGCACGAACTCACCCTGGGTAGCATCATTGAAGCAATCGCCGGACGAAACGACCTGGAGCCCGCCATCGGTGACGCATTGCGCGGGATCTACCTCGACCACATTGACCAGACCGACGAGTCTGACCTGCACTTTCTCACCCGCCTGGCCGAGCAATACGACGCCATCGCCACCATCAAGGCCGGGCGCATGCTGTTCATGCCAGCAGGCCAAGGCAATACTGCCAGCGGCCAGGCTATTGACCCGGTCACGCTCTACCGCCACCAGGGCGACAGCCACCGCTACACCGAAACCGACCGCGACGCCTTCACCGGCGTGCGCGCCTACTGGCACGACCCCGACGCCGCCGAACGCCGCGAAGCCATCGCCGGTAGCGAAGAAAACCTAAAAAGCCTACGCCACACCTACGCCACCGAAGATGACGCCAACGCCGCCGCCAAGAGCGAATGGCAGCGCATTCAGCGTGGCGGGGCCGAATGCTCGCTCACCTTGGCCGAAGGCAGGCCCGACCTGTACCCCGAAACCCCCGCCACCCTTTCCGGCTTCAAGGCCGCAATCGATGCAACGCCCTGGGTCATCACGGAGGTGAGCCACGAACTCAGCGACACCGCCTACACCAGTGGCGTCACCTTAGAGTTGCTGGGGAGCTAGCAACTTAAGTGCGTGTTAATATATTTTCTTAGCCAAAATTAGGAGGGAAAATGATTCATCTCAAAAGCGCCGTCACAATGACCATCATGTCCACGCTGCTGATCGGGTGTGGGCCATCACTAGACCTAACGGACGACCAGCAACGCTTTGTCAGCTTGGTCGAAGAGTCAAAAAAAGCCTACAGCAATGCTGAAAACAGCATTCAGGAGAGCCGCACAAGGGAGACCAGGGCTGTGCAGCTTTGCGCTCACTTCTCCGATGGTTTTGAGGTTCGGGATTGGCAAGGTGAAGTTAAAGCCATTCATAGCACCATGACCGGCGATGTTGGCATCGAATTACTAATAGCCAAAAATCTGACGCTGCAGACCGCCACCACTTCATTGACTTTTGATAACGACACTCAAGCGACCCTGATCTCAGAAGATAGTCCGCTATATGAAAAAGTAGCCAACTTAGCCAGCGGCGATACGGT